TAGACCGTCTGTTTCAATGTCATATACTGCTGTCATATTTTACATTACCTCTGTAAGTGTGAAGGTGTCAGTGTTAAACCGCATCATCCCTGCGTTACCTTCTTCTGAACAGGGTCGGTTCTTTTCAATAGACAGGTACGTTGTGTTACGCTCCTGTATATCATCAGCCTCTTTGTCGCGTTTCAAGTCGATGATAACCGAAGCACGTTGACCGATCATACGACAGTATTTCATCTGACCATCATCGTTAGTGTGAGCGATAGTTACGATACCTACGTTTAACTCAGCCGATAGCTTCGATAGTCGCACCGATAGATCAGCCAACATTTGCTCTTTGCTCTCGTCAGATGAACCCACAAGCACATCTTGGATAGGCTCAAAGAATACAAACTTAACACCACAAGCTACAGCGAAGTAACGTATCTGGTCGATCAGATCGTCAGCACCTTGACCATCACTAAGGTAAAACTGGTAAAAGTTCTCGTCCTTCGTCAGTTTACCGATAGCATCAATCACCTGATCCTCTGCGCCTTTCTCATCAATCAAATCCCTGCGTGTAAGATTGTCATTACATTCGTATGACACGAGACCTAACAGTGATCGTAGCTTTGTTTCCTCCAAGTGCCATGCAGCAATAGGAACCTCACGTTGTAACATATTGTACTCAAGGAACCGCATGATCTCCGTCTTGCCGATACCCGTGGGTGCTTTGATTACCGTGAAGTGACCCTGCATGAGACCCATGATCTTATCGTCTAACGCTTGGATACCTGTTGGTACATACTGGAACTCAGGTGTATCCTTGTACAACGACAAGAAGTCCTGTGTGCTGTTCATCACATTCTCAGGTGTGAACTTACGGGCGTTCCACCATGCACTCTTGAAGTCAGCGGCTTTACCTGCCTGTAGGAACTCATTGGCATCTTTGTATGGTCGATGGTCAACACGATAGACCTTGTTGGGGAACAGCTTTGCTACACGGTCAGCAAGAGCGTTACCAGCGTCATCATTGTCAACCGACAGGATGATCTTCTCGAAACTATTGAGCCAATCCGCACAGTTCTCCCAGAGCTTCTTGGAGGGCGTAGCAGAGGGTAACGACACAACTGGGTTGGTGTACCCGCTCTTGAGTATTTGTGCCACTGAGAGGGCGTCTAGTTCACCCTCAGTGATAGTTACCATCTTGGAACTACCTGCGGTAAAGAAGTTCATACCGAAGAGTTCATCACCCTTGAAACCTGCTTTAGCGTAGAAGCCTTTCTCGTCTAGCTTACGAACTTTAATTCCCCCGCTGGGGTACACATACTCCTGACGATCTTCGTAGGTTAGGACACCGAAGTCCTCCATCGTCTTGCTGTTGATGCCACGCATGTTAGCGTATTTTCCATCGGACGTATCTTCTGGTGTAAACGAAACAACAGCTTTTGGTGTAAACGACAAATTATTCCCTCCTTTTGTTGGGTACTTTTCTTTAGCCCACCCGAATGTTTTTCCACTGGACGGGTAGCCTTGGTTGCAAGCGTGGCACTTGCCGAAACCCTCAGTGTTATAACTGAAGGCATCGGAGGAGCCACACGTTTCATATGGACAGGGTTGGTGTGCATGTTCAGCCATGTGGCTCTCTCCTTGGGTTTACGCTGCTTCTCGTAGTTCTTCTAGGGCTTCATCAAAGGATAGGACATCTAAATCTTGAGTGTCTCCCTTGTAGATAGCTACTACCTTTAGGTCATAGTCGATGGTATAAGTTCCGCCATATATGTCCATCATCTTCATGCAGTATTTCTCTAGGTCTTTTTCCATTGGTTACTCTCCTTTGTTTTACTTAGAACCTATCAGATACTTGTACCCTACTTCTTTGTACAGGTGGTTCATCTTTACACGACCTTGGCCCTTTTCTATCTCCGCATCCCTCTGACCAAAGAAAACGTCAGCCTCATTGTCAAGAAGCCAGCGCATAGTCATCTGACGGTCAAGCTCGTAAGAATGAAACGTAGTGTTAAGCAGTGCTTCCATGTCATCACGTTGGTGCTTCCAAACGTGCGCTCTGACCACGTTAGCATCTGACGCACGAATGTTCCTTGCACCCTGACGGATAAGTAAGTTAACTCCCATTGGCTTACGATCATTGAGTTCAAATAAGTCGAGTGTCTGTTGGTAATAGCTCATTGTCGGGTCTCCTAGCTTAAGTTTTGTTTGTTTGTGCCTTCGAGTGGCAACTGTTCACATAGCTCTATCAAGATGTCGGACATCTCATGTAGTGCCGGTATTTTGATATTTACGACATCATCATGTATAGCTGAGTATAGGTACATCATAACGTCACGCCTATCAAACTTACTGATTAACTGTTCCATAGCTACAACAAGGTTAGTTGCTGATACATCTACGGTGCAATGCTCTGTACTTTTGACGTGAGCATTTAAGTCAAACACATTCGGATTATTCTCCATCTCCCTTCGTTTCTCTTCTGAACGATCCCAAGCCTCCCTAGCAGCCTCTACAGGGGTCTTTCGTTTCTCTTTAACGTCTTCAAGTATGTCACCGTAGTCAGGGTTCTCTTGTACCTCTTTGTACCCTGCCTTAGCTTGCTGTACTTCTGCAACAGTTACGGGTTTATCTAACGACACAATCTCATCACGCAATTCCTCTGGGGCTGACAAAAGTGCCTCTACAGCATCATGACTAAAGTTTTTTGCAGTCCACTGCAATTTTCTTGCCCTATTAATTTTGTAAGCGTAGTCCTTAGATATACCACAATCCTTAGAAAACTTACCGACAAACCCTGCCATCTTACTGTTATCTGATAGGTAAATATCAGCCGCTTTGTTCATCCATTCCAACTTTCTGTGGAAAGCACTGCCCATGTCAACATCGGCTTGCTTGAAGCCATGTATGCAATCTTCCCAAGAGTGCATAACGACATCAGAAGATTTACTCATCACCATGTCGTAGTAGTCATCATCGTCCATACTTACGTTCCTTTCTTATGTTATAACTAATAGTAGAAGTAACTAAAGTCATAACTTATGTAAACCCTACACTTACCTATAGGGATACTTTTTTAATTCTTAGACATCACGAATTGTTACAGAACTGACTTTCGTAACTTAGTTAAGGCAGTGTCCTCCCTTCGTGACACCCACTTCTGGTGTTTGTCTAACATATCCGCCACCTCATGTTGTGTCATGTCGCTGTAATAACGTAACTTAAGAACACTCCATTCTTCTGCCGTTAATTCTTCTATCGCCACATTTATGACATATCTTACGAACTCCTTATTCTCATATCTTTCAGTATGATCTTTCTCTGAGCCATTGTGTTCATCACTGTATTGACCAGAGTTAGACGACAAAACAGACTTTAGCCACTTATGACCAACCTCAGACATATTACCCACCTCACTGTCGTCTATGTCGTGTGTGAGCCTACGGGAAATATTGTGCGCTGGTACTGTAACAGGTAGCACATCAAGGTTAAGGTAATCGTGCATACGCCTCTTAGCCTCCCTGTAGAGGTGCGCTGGATGTACCTTCTCATCGTCAGCCAATATCTCGTAACACTTTAGTACACCCTCTTGTACCATGTCATCACGGTGTGAGGGAGAGTTAAACCTGTTGGCTAACTTCTCGCACATACCTACGATCTCAGGCCCAGTTAAGCTCATACTCTACCTCCAAGTTTTCTAACTCCCGCTGTCTCTTTCGGATCAGATACACAGCTTCCTCGACTGTGACATCCTCAGACTTATCCAAAGCCTTTATGATTTTCTTTAGCTCTTCTCTAGTCATAGCTTGTCCTTACCCTCCAGTTGATTGATACGCATTTGTGCATAGCGGATGACCTTCTCAAGGTCTGTGATCTCGCACTGAGCCTTACTCATTCCCTCGTAGGGCTTGTACCCTGCACGACTGGCATACTTGATGATATTCCCACGCCAGAACTCAAAGCCATTCATCATAATGTATGTGATAGGTTCGATCTTCCACCGTGCGTAGTGCTTAGGTTCATTCACGATGTCTGCTGTATGCTCTGCCATTACGTTCTCCTTAAAGTTCTCTTGTTCTGCTATCAACTTTCGCCACTCACTGTTTATCACGGAATACCTCCTCATACTTGAAGAACAACTGCTCAAACTTCCACTCGTATAGCTGTTGCATACCCATCAAGGTGTTCATCATTTCATCGTGCGTAGGCTCACGTTCACCGTCACCGATCTGCCTAAAGACAACCTGTAGGTCATCACAGACGTGCCAACAGTCCATTATCATTGGCTCTAAGTCATACAGTTTAGCCATCACCATTCTCCTCTTCACCTGTAACCAAGAAGTATCTGGCAATTGCCTTTCCGTTACGGGTTTCTGTTACCGAGTTAATACCATATCCATCATTCCTCAAGAAACCAATATAAGCAGCTAAACGGGTAATACCATATTGACTGATTGCTTCCCAAGAGGTGAACCCATCAGGGTTATTTTGTAAGTGGTTAAGTACTTGTTGTTTTTGCGTAACGTCAGGTTTCATTGGTCTTTCTCCTCCAATAATGCTGCCCAAGAAACTGGGAACAACTCTTTCATCTTCTCACCGATCTGGTCAGCTACAATGCGTGTCTCCGCCTGTGTATCAGGCTTACAGCGTAGGTTACACATCTTCGCTATGGCCCCTACCGTTCCGCTCCAGAACCACTCAGTGTACATACTCTGGGGTAGTACCATACGAGCCATCTCTGGGCTTACACCCTCGTCAATTAGCGTCTGATACGTCTGGAACTGTCTGTGCCACTGTACCTCTTGGTCTAACTGAATGTTAACGACACCATCAGACCCTTGCTTCTTGTCCTCAGATTTACCCCGCCACACCTCTGGCTCATAAAACTGAATATTTTCAGTTGTGTAGCGCCTAGATATTTCATTCCAAGGCATATACTCGTGTTTCTGGAGTTGCCGTGCTACAAACATAGGCGCACGACATTGGAACGTAACCCATGTGTGGTTAAAGGGGCTGATGTGGTTATGCTTGGCAAGGTATCGGATCAACTTAGCGTCCTTCTCCTTTAGCTTAGGTGGCCCCCAAAGATCATCCTCCATCTCACTACGCTTACCAAATGATACCCTAGCACTGTTTACGACCATAAGGTCAGAGCCAGCGTGTTGAACGTAAAATGCTTTAATCATCTACCTGTACTCCTATACATTCGATTGTCTCTTGTTTATCATTGACCATAACCGAAGCATCCCTCAGTGCAGTCCCGCACATGGTTTCATTATCATACGTTCCCAAGTGGTAATACCTTACGCCAGTCTCAGGAATAACGACAAACCATATTAGTATAAAGATCGTATTCATTAGAACGGCACCTCTCCATTTCTACTGCGGGGGTCATTGAAGTAACCCTTCGCCAGATACGTCAGACGTGGATCAAGGAGTTCCTCTAGCTCACGGATGATTGACTTGGGACGGATACCCATCTCTTCCAAGTGTTTCTCAAGTGTCATGTTAAACATTCTCATTTCCCTTCGGGTGCTGTGTAAAAAACGTGTGTGCCAATGCGACCATCTCGGTGGTAACTTTTGGCCCAATATGGTGATACTGAGATAGTATGATAG